AGGGTGCGATAGTGATAATCGCTCCTAGGGGGCTTTCTGTTGATTACAGAGGTAATCCCTAGTCAATCTCATAGTGCAAATACCTAAGATTGACTAGAAGTAACTCTAGTGAGTTGCTGAAGGGAGGTGTGTAGACTCCTGAGAGAAGTCCGGAAGACCCTCAACGATACCTGCGATACTAGGGTTATCTGTAGTACCTTGGATATTACAATCCTTAAGGAACTGTCTCATAACATTAAGCATAGCAGCCGGAGCTGGAGCCTTGGTAATCTTACCTGTTTCATCATCCTTCATGGGGATACCATCTTTAAGGATTGTGAGGAGTTGCTTACCTAACTCATTGTGTAGTTCTGTTAATACTGCTGTCATATATTTAGTCCTGCATCAAGTTTACCGAAAGGATTAAGACCACTAGATTCCTTCCCGATACCAGTACCGACCTCTTTACGAATCTCTAGGTTACTGGCGATTAACTGATTACCTGTAGCTCCATTAGCCGGACTGTCCTGAGAGTTCCTCTGTGACATAGCGTTATTCGCTTCGGCAATCCTAGGGTTTTTGTAAGAGGACTCAAAGTAGGAGTTCCAACCATCAGGGTCATTCTTGAAAGAATCAAGCATCTGAGGTTTCTGAACGTAACTAGAGGCATCAAAGGTTTTACCCTCAAGGTTCTTAAGCCCTAACTTAGCTTCCTCATAAGGGGATAATGCTCCTGTAGGTGCGCCCCCATTCATATAGAAAGGAGCCTGAAGTAACTCCCTTGTATCCATACCAATACCACCTGATTCAGCTTTTTTGATAATACTTGTAAAGTAAGCTGTAGCCTGTCCAATGGAAGACATGACTTCTTTATAAGTCTGTGAACCATAGTATTTACCACTATAAGCATCTTTAACTAGACTTAAGTTTTGACCCGGGGATTGAAAGTTAGATTGACCCTGATAGGGAGTGTAATTAAAGAGATTAACTACTGAAGCCTTCTGTACTGCCATTAGTTACCTCCAGTAATCCTCTGTAAGATACGCTCCAAAGCACTTGTTCCTAAACTAGCCAGCACAGCAGCTAAACCTAACTGAGCTGCAAAGGAAAGCGTAGGCATAATACTAATCAGAGCAGCAGCAGCCATACCTAAGGCTCCACTACAGATAGCCCTACCAACTATAATCCTAGGTGTAAGTACATCTTTAGTTAACAGTAGTTGACCTAAGCCCACAAGGGAGCCTAGTACCGCTAACCAAAGGACACCTTTAGTTGCTTCATCGTTAATCATTAGTTACCTCTATCACTTTCTATATTTTTAATACAATGGTCTTTCTCACGAAAGATAACATCAAGGATTTTACAGAGAACACAAGGGATTACTCCCCTGCCTTTCTGTACATACTTACCCATACGAGAACTGAGAGTTTCATCAGGGTGACCACCGAGTAAAGTGTTTAGTAATTGGTCTAATGAGATTAGTAGATTCCATCCATACTGTTTTACCATTGGATAGCCTTCACTTCTTCTAGGGTTGTTGCAGAATCAATAAGACTCTTAAGATACTTAGCTTTACCATGTAGAGTTAACCCATGAATCGCTAAGGCTTTAGGCATCTCAATAGTTTGTTGACCATCTAAAGTAAGGATAGAGTTATCTTTACAAGTCCAATCAATACTGAAGGGTTGTCCTATATCTATGGAAAGTTGAGCAGTCATTGAAGCCATTGTGATACGCAAAGCTGAACGTTCATCTGAGTCTAAGATTTTACCAAGGTACTCAAACCCATTAGACTCCTCAGTATCCCGAGCAGAATTGATTAGAGCCTTTTGGGTAACTTTAGATTCCTCTAAGGTCTCAGGAGGAACTGGAGGGGGAGTTAAGTTGTACCATGCTTGTACTATGTTAGAGAAGTTCTCTAAAGAAGTAAGAGGGGAGTTAGGGGAGTTATAGTATTCAATATGCCCTTTATCACCCTCCCACTGGACAGCAGAAATGTTAGGGTCTAAAGAAGATAAATCCAATTTACGGAAGTTCCCATCAATACCTACATGACTATCAGTCCTGATAATTGTTAAGCGCATAAATTTCTTTTTCCTTGATTAGATTAAGACTTGTTGATTCACTCCCCGCTACCTGTAGTAACGCTTGAGTTAATTGAGTACCAGTAGCTACATTTTCATTCCGCATACTCTCTACAGCAGCTCCGGTCTCACGGTTTACCTTACTGTTCTCTATAAGTAACACTGGCATCCATGCAATAGCACAGTCCCCTGTGTTAAGAGTTTCTCCTGTCTGAGGGTTTGACCCCATAACAGTTACCCAAAACCTACACTTAACTAACTCACCGTTGCGGATTGCGCCATCTTCTACACACTCTTGTCCACCCATCATTGGGCAGATTATTTTTGCGTCTTTAGCCATTAGTCTTTACTCGCTATGATGAAGTCGTTATATTTAATATCTGCTGTGATTGTGTGCGTATGAGAGCCTCCACCGCCTTCTGCTGGAACTCTTTGTGGCTGAACTCCAATGTTCACCCAAGTATTAAGACCTGAGTTTGTAAGACCTGTGTTGTAATTTGATTGGTGTCCAGTCATTGAACCCGAAGTACCTGAACTATTAGTATTTGATTGTTGGACACCTGTATGTTGGTGAGAAGGTATTTGAGAAAGGCTTAAAGTAGTAGCCCCAACACTTGACTGAGCATTAAACGTACTAAAAGCTGTGGCACCTCCTCCAACTACTGAGCCTGTAACAATCCTCATAATACTGTCATTCAAAGCAGCAGTAGTATCTTTAGTCCAACCTACCGGAGCTGAAGTCTGATTGAAAGACATACGAGTACCAGCAGGGAAAGCTGTAGGAACATTAGCTGTTATTGCTTGTTTAACTCGTAGTGAAGATAGGTACTTAACGTTATCAGTACCATCCTCAGCCTCAGCTTGGGAAGCTAAAGTATAAGAACCAGCAACTAAAGCAGCCTCAGCAGCACTAGCAGCAGCATTGACAGCAGAAGTATTAGCTTCACCAGCTTTAGTTATAGCTGTATTTGCAGAAGTGTTAGCCTCACTAGCTTTAGTGGTAGCTATAGTAGCTTGAGTTGTCGCTAGAGTAACTGAAGAAGAAGCCTCACTCGCTTTAGTGGTAGCTGTGGAAGCACTAGCAGCAGCATTGTCAGCAGAAGTGTTAGCCTCACTAGCCTTAGTAGTAGCGATTCCAGCAGAAGTGTTAGCCTCACTAGCTTTAGTAGTAGCGATTCCAGCCTGAGTGGTAGCTATACCAGCCTGTGTACTTGCTGTAGTTGCACTATTAGTAGCATTAGTAGCACTATTAGCAGCGTTAGTAGCTGAAGTTGCAGCCTGAGAAACACTTGAGGAAACTGCTGATTCACTCCAAGACTTAGTAGCTACATCTTGAGGGTTTACAGGGTTCGCTACGTTCTTAATGCGTAGGGTAATACCATCCCAAGTAGAATCTAATTGGTCTTTCTGTAGTGAATCTGAGAGGTCATCTCGGGATTCTTCAGCTACATATAAAGATTGAACTGTAGAGGTATCTAAGAGATTCTCTGTGAGGGTTGAACCATCTACAAAGTCCACGATAGGTGCTGTAGGGGATACCCTTTTGATTAAAACAAGAACACCATTAGCCGGTACGGTAGATGTTGTAATTGAAGCTGAGGTAGTCCATGTAAATGTAGTATCTTCTACACCATCTACAAAGACTTTAACATGGGCTTTGGCTAAGTAAGGGAAAGTAACTGAGAAAAGACTGTTACTACCATCCCCTAGATAGGAAGCGTTGGTAAGTGCCATTGGATTCCTTTTGAGAATTGAGATATTCCCCTAGGGGTTAGCCTAGAGGAACTTTTGTTACAGGAGGGAACTGATAGCTTCCACTGAGGGAAACTTACCGTACTACTTTAATTCAATACCTAAGTTACTCTTTACGATTTCATCATTACGTTCATCAATGAATTGGTCACGAGTCTTACCTACATTACCAAACAAGGCTTCTGCTTTGGAGTAAGTCTTAGTACCAACCTTAGAGGCTAGAGGGGTAATACGCTTGTAGTCATACAAGTCATAATCCTCAGCATAAGGTCTCGGTTCCCCACGAGAGAACAAGAGAGAATCGTATTGAATAGCCTTCTTAGCGAGAGCCTTACGTTTCTCATAGAGGTCTGAGAGTTTGTTGTTACGTTGTTCATCAGTCAGTGTAGGGTCTTGGTACTCTTTAGAAGCCATAACTTCCTCAAGTGTATCCACCAAGTCCTTACCTTCACCATCCTTGATTTGTCGTACAAACTGCATGAAGTTCCATTTCTCAACTCCATCAAGTTTAATACCATCAATTTGTCTAGTGACACCCCCTAGGATTACTTCATCCGGGGTAGCTAACTGTAATCTACGCAACTCAGTCATAACTGGATGACTGTCAGGAACTTTCTGAGGAGCAGGGTTTAATCCTGAGTCTCCAAACTGTTTCTGTTTAGAAGGATTACCCAACAAGTCAGGAACTGGAGGTAATGTACGAGATAACCCGGGAATCTTGTTACGGATTTCATCAAGTGCGCTACTAGCTTCTCTCATGTAAGGGTCTTCAAACTGTTTGTTTACCCACTTGATAGTATTGCCAGCAGGAAGTAAGTTACCAGCAGTTTTCTGAAGGTAATTATCCATAGTCTCGTTCTTGATACCATCCAATAACTGAGCCATACCCTGAGTCCAGGATTTATTCAGCGCATACTTAGAGGCTACACCTACAGGTATCGCTAGAATATCCATTAGTCCATCTTCTAGTTCACTATCAGTCATCTCAGAAGCGTTAGCGTCTAGGAAAGCTGAAGCTGTCTCATGTACAGTAGCTGCAAAGAGTAAGAATGAGATAGGGTTACCATCTAAACGACCTAGAGAGGTCTGTTCACCTGTCTCCGGGTTCACATAAGCCTGTTGCTCCACACCTAACTGAGTCATATTACGTTGAGAGGTGTAGTTGCTAGTGATTTGACCATTAAGATACCCTCCGGCAGCTAAAGATAAACCAGTAGTTAGATACATAGTACCCAAAGCTAACTGAGCTTCAGCTAAATCAGCACGAGCACCACCAGCAGCTATCTCTCCAATCATGTAATCGGATTGACCAGCCAACATAGGGGTTCTACGAGTCATGTACTTGAGTAGATTCACTGGAGTTTTAACGAAAGGCAACACAATGTATGAAGAACGGAAGTGTCTTAAGCCCTGTAAGAGCTTTTCACCTCCATCACCGAAGGCTTCAGTAAAGGTACTACGAGCTGCTGATTCCTCAGAGGCAATCTTGAGACCATAGTAAGGTTCACCTACAGTTGACTTAGAGGCTCCTAGTTCAATCTCACGGATTTTCGCTAGGTACTCAGGGCTTCCAGCTTTCAGACCAATCTTCTGAGCTTCACGTTGAGCTAAAGCTGCTAACTCACCACGATAGAAGATAGCCTTAAAGAACTCGTCAGTAGCTATAAGACTACGAGTGCCTCCCGGCATACTACGAAGTCCTACACCAGCTAAGTCTAAGCCTTTACCTAGTTTCTCCATGACAAAACCATCTCCATCCTTGATACCAAACGAAGCACCAGTGAAGGAAACGTTATGATGGGATTCAATAAACTTACTATTGTTTTGACCCATGACCGGAGCATTGGTACGCCATGCCTGTGAGAAAGCCTGAACACCCTCAGAGACCCCTTTTACGAGTCCTAGAGCATAGTTATTAGCTTCCCTTAGGGTGAGTTCACCTGAACCCTTTAAAGTGCTTCCTACGGCTCCTGCGTAACGTTCTACTACAGCACCTCCCATTGATAGAGTATTAGATAACGCATTTACAATGTAGGTAGGAGGAGAGAATAGTGCATTGATATACACTTCAGTCACAGCATCTTTCCAGTTAGGCATAGAAGCAGCCTTCACAGCACGTAAGATACTGGTAGTGTCAGGCATATCTGCAATAACATCAGACAGTAACCGACCACCGTTAGAACCCTGAGCTTTCATAGCGGTACTAATAGTGTTC